AAGCACAGATGGCGGTAATACATGGAATGCAGGTCTTCTCGTAGATGGCACCATGATTACGAAAATTCTGAACAGCATCGGAATTAATGCGGACTGGATCAACACAGGAGCTCTTGTTGTAAAAGACACAAATGGAGATACTCTTTTCCGGGCGGATATTGATACCGGACAGGTCTATATTAATGCGACAACACTTAAAATCACCGGAAAAGATGTTGAAGAAATCGCACAGGACTCTGCAAAAAAATATGTCACTACAGTAGTTGATGATATTGCAAAAGACATTAATACTCAATATTTTGGGGCGTATGATCCAGGTTTGACAAACCTTCCGGCAAAAGAATGGACAGATATAGAAACAAAAGACAAGCATGTAAACGACCTTTTTTATAATACCGACACAAAGAAACTTTTTCGTTTTATTAAAGACGGAGAAAATTATACCTGGGAAGATTTTCAGGATTCGGAGATACAGAAAGCCCTGGAAGATGCAGCTACTGCTAAGGACACAGCAGACGGTAAAAGAAGAGTCTTTATCAATACCCCCACTCCGCCATATGACGAAGGTGACATGTGGGTAACGTCCATGGAAGATGGGAAAGGAAAGGTCAAAATCTGCAAGACTGCACGTGAAAATGGAACATTTGTTTCAACAGACTGGATTTTCCCAGGATATGTAGACAGTAACGATGTGCAGGACGCTATTGATAATTATGATAATAGTCTGGGGCAGCCTGAAATATTCAATAAACTGACCGACAATGGGAAAAATAAAGGTATTTATATTCAGGACGGTGAACTGTATATAAATGCGAGTTATATCTTATCCGGTGTTTTGGCCGGTAAGTTTATTAATGGAAAAGGCATGAGTGTCACTGATAAGGAAAATAAAACAACATTTTATATTGATAATGATGGCAATGTCATGATTGCCGCCAAAACTCTTACTATAGGTGGTAAGGATGTAGAAGATATTGCTGGAGATACTATTGATGAAAAAATAAAGAAAGCAATTCCGTTGGTTATACAGTTATCAAGTGAGTATCAGGCAATCCCGGTAAATGCGGATGGAAACTATTCAAGTTTTCCAAGATGCGAGGTAAAAGTACAGGTTTTTTATGGGGAATCGGATGTTACATCAGAAGCGGCTATATCGTACTCGACAGAAAACATAACAGGCACGTGGTCTTCAGGTACACACACTTATTCCGTAAAGAGCTTATCCGAAGACATTGGATGGGTTGATTTCTCAACGACTTATAATGGAATAACAATAACCAAGCGCTTTAATCTTGCAAAACAGTATGCTGGCGGGAACGGTACGAACGGAAAAGATGCCACTGTTTATTACCTTGAATGTGAAACAACAACGATCAAAAGATGTTCAAACAGCTCTGGCGGATATGATTATTCGCCTTCTCCGCTGGTGTTTCATTTGTATTCGCAGACAGGAGCAGAGGAGAGAAAACAAAACATTTCCGGTAGATGGACGTTTGAGTATACAGAAGACGGAAGCGCATGGAACGCTATTTCTGGAACTGGCGTGGGAATAGATATGAAATTCTCCACATGGGATAGGATAACTAACAGAACCACTGCCATCAGATGTACTGTCGGAAATTCTTCCGGAGTCATCCTCGGGATGTTGAGCGTATCCGTACTTGCGGATGCGGAAGTGACAAGAGAAGCTGTTTTTAACGCTCTGACTGACAATGGCGATCGTCAACTTATAGCCTATGGCTCAGATGGGAAATTGTACATTAATGGCGAATACATAAAGTCTAAAACCATAACGGCCGATCTTATCGACGTGAATACACTTGATGCGATTGTTGCAAAAATAGGCGGATTTGTGGTCGGGTCTACCAGTATACATACCAGCGGCCGCAATTCCATGACGTCAACTACGCAAGGTATATACATAGGAACAAACGGATTTAGCGTATATAAAGACGCGAGAAATTATTTTAATATGAACACTGGTGTAGGATTGCAAATAAAAGGCGGTACTATCAAATTAGGCAATGTAACTCTTGCGGAAGCATCTGATAAAAAGTCTCTGAGCGTTAAATACGGTATGCAGGTACACACTCAAAGATCATCTGGAGAATTCACGGACGGTTCAGGCGAATTTAAACTAATCAACTTGACTACTGTTTCATCGGGATATCAAACTCTTTGCATTGCGAGTAATATCGTATATAAGTTGTCGTCTTCTTCAAAAAGATACAAAAACCATGTTCGAAATATGGATAGCTCTGAAGCGGATAAACTCCTTAAAGTTCCAGTGGTATGGTTTCAATATAAAAAAGGCTATTTGAGAGAAGGAGACCCATTTGAAGACAAACCAGTGCCGGGATTCTATGCGGAAGACGTGTATAAACAATATCCTGAAGGAGTAATATTCAATGAGGATGGGCAGATAGAAGACTGGAATTACAGAACCATGATTCCGGCAATGATGAAAGTTATTCAGAATCAGAATGAAAGAATTAATACATTGGAAGATACAGTGAGCACATTGAACGAAAGACTGAGTAAATTAGAGGAAATGCTGAAAGGGGTGGTTAAATAATGCTGATTGCGAATTTTACGAAAAAGGATGAGGAAATTTCAATAGATGATGAATTGTGGCAGTATGATTACGGTCAAAAGCTTCAGATTAATGGTTTAAATCTACCCAACGTTTTTGAGGTCCATTTCTTCTGGAAAGGATTGGAAGAAGCAAAAGTTACTACGGGATATACCAAAGATGGGGTATCTTGCGTGGATATCCCGAATAAGGCACTTGAACAGAGACGTGCAATAAATGTATATATTTATCTTTCCACGCCAGAAGAAGGAGAGACTGTAAACACAGTCATAATGTCAGTGAATAAGCGTCCGATTCCGGAAGAGTTTGAATCTCCGGAGGATGTAGACCTGTTTCATTATACATTGGCAGCAGCCGAAGAGTATACAAAACAGGCAAAAGAAGCTGCACATATGGCAGATACCAGAGCAACTGAGTCGGAATCCTGGGCACATGGGCATAAGCTTTATCCAGAACGTGATAAAGACAATGCAAAGTATTATGCAGATCAGGCAAAACAGGTTGCCACACAAAATGGTTTCT